ACAAGACCACTTGATGATACACCTACTTGTAATGTTATAGATGTACCAACACTCGCACCTTCTCTTACTACTGTTACCAAATAAAAACCTCTACCAGCATTAGTTCCACCTACTGTTGAAAAATCTAAAATTGTTACAAAACTTTCACCAACTGATACATTTGTTGCTCTACCATCTGCAGTTGCTTGTAATGGACTTCCCAAAGCTAACTGCAAATTACCTTTACTTGTAATACGAATTCTTTCTGCACTAGCAGTTCCACTATGAAATATAAACGAATCATCAGTTTCTAAACCAATACTCATATTTTGACTAGCAGTTGTAAAAGTTACCAGAGATTGCTTAGAACTTTGTGTACTTTCTATTGTTAATTGTTTATGACCAGCACCTTTAATAAGCATACCTTCATAGTTAGTATTGCTAGTTATATGTAATAATTTAGATGGCGAAGTTTCTCCAATTCCAACCTTGCCTGAACTATCAATAGTCACTTTAGTTGCTCCACCTGAAACTAAATTTAAAATTTCAGCTCCATGCGAGTAAGCTATACCACCTTGATAGGCTTGTGAACCAGTTGTACCATCTGCAAAATATAAAGCACCTGTTGTATTATTTGCTGTAGCAATAGTCATACCTGCTTCACCACTTGATTGATGTACAACTAAATTATCTGCACCTGAATAATAAGAAGAAGGACTACTAGTTCCAATTCCAACATTTCCTGCATTAGTTATTCTAAGTTTTTCTCCACCACCTGAACCACCTTCATAAGTTTCAAAAATTAAATGTCCATTTCCTGAACCAACCTCAGATTGTTTTATAACTGCAATTTTTCCACTATTAAAAGATGTATTACTTGACTTAAATGACATTCCAGTAGAGCCACTTCCTAAAGATAGTGAAGTTACTGGACTAGTCGTTCCAATTCCAACGTTGCCTGAAGTGTCTATTCTAAGTCTTTCTGTGCCACCAGTCGCAAATGCCATGTTGTTATCACCACCAACTCTGCCTATTTCTACATTGCTAGAAAAAGAAGAGCTACCATTAATTTGAAAAGTACCATTAGATAAAGTTAGCATTTGAGTTGGACTATCAGTTCCAATTCCAACGTTGCCTGAACTATCAATAGTCATAGCTTTAGTGACACTACCATTGGTCATAAAGTTAATTTCTTTACCTGATTCTGCAAAAACTGATAAATTCGTTGATGTTCCTGAACCTGTTACATCTTTTTCATGAAAAAGTCCTGAAGATGTAGAACCACTATCTTGAAGTCTAAGTTGGTTTGTTCTTGCTGTTCCTGAAAGGTAGAGGTCTTTGAATCTTGCTCCTGAAGAACCTAAATCAATTAGTGCATCTCTAACATTGGTATTAGAAGTATTAAAAGGCTCTATGGTATCACTAATGGCGTTGGTTCTTATACCAACATCACCAGTACCAATATACATAATACTACTAGCAGTACCAATACTTCCAACTGTAGTGCCATCTTTTGCAAATTCTACAATACCACCATCACTTGAAAGTCTGTTAAAATAGCCTGAAGTTCCACCGCTACGAGTCGCATGTAATTTATTATTTGCACCTAGGTTAATACCTGCTGTTGTCGTAGGTGCATTACTTTGGACACCCACCAACAAGTTGCCTGAAGTATCAATACGGGCTCTTTCTATATTGCCAGTTTGAAAAATTAAATCACTAGCTGTAGAAGAACCAGTAAGAATGTCATTACCGCTTACTTGTATTCTATAATTAGCATCTACTGTATCACTAACTTCAAATTTAATTCCATCTCCTGTACTATGAATAGTAAGTGGATAACTTGGACTATCAGTTCCAATTCCAACTTTGTTATTAAATATAGCTGTCCCTGCATCTGACATATCAAGAGTAAGGGCATTAAAAAACGAACCACCATCATTACCTCTAAAAATAATATCTTTATCTTGAACAATACTTATAATTTGTACATCTTGAGAATTAGATTTGAATTGAGCAAATTCAGTTCCATCATCATAATATCTAACAATTCCACCATCTACATCTACTAGTAAGTTGCCACCTAAATCAAAAGTTAAATCACCACTATCAGAAATAGTAGAACCATTTATAGTTATATCATCTACTGTAAGTGTTGTAAGAGTTCCAAGACTTGTAATATTAGGTTGTGCTGCTGTTGTAACTGTTCCTGCTGTAGTAGCTGTTGCTGCATTACCTGTTGTATCTTGATTAAGAGTACCAACTACAAAATCCAAAGTACCATCTGAATCATCATAAGTTACTGTAATACCTGTTTCAGTATTACCTGTAACCATACCACCAACTATGTCTTGCACCCTTTCAGTAGTCATATAAAGGTTGTTAGAACCTTCAGTTAGATTATCTGTAGTCTTTGTACCAAGTCTTGTATCAAATCTAGCATCCGTGTAATAAAGGTTTGTGCCCTCACTAAGATCAGAAGTTGAATGATTGCTTATAGATGAAACTGTACCTGTAACATTACCTTCAAGATTTGCAACTAATGTGCTTGTAGAAGCTAAAGTTATATTACCTGTTGTAGTTCCATCTGCTGTTGTTAATCCTATTGCAAACTTATCAGAAGATTCATCCCACATAAATATTGCATTATTTTGATTACCTCTATTGATTAACATACCTGAATCATTTACTGGTGAACCAGTTAGATTTGCATTTAATTCAAATAAGTTATCTTCTATTTTTAAATTAGTTGTATCTAAATAGGTAAGATCACCATTTACTGTTAAATCACCAGCTACAGTTAAATCATTTGCTATTTGCACATCTGAAGGCAAAGTTAGTGTTACATCTGCTGACTCGCTACCTGATCCTGATACAGAAATTTTGTTAGCAGTACCAGTTATAGATTGTACATAGTTACCTGTTGTATCAGTTCCTAATGCAACTGAATTAGCTTGTATAGTTGCTGATATAGATATATCAGAAGAACCATCAAAAGAAGCTGAACCTACAACATCACCAGCTATTGCTATTGATCTTGCATTAGCTAAAGCTGTTGATGTATCTGCTACAACACCTGATAAATTATTTATAAATGTGTTAGTTACTCTAGCATCTATAGCAGAGTTAGTTCTTGTATCTGTATAGTAAAGATTTGAGCTACCCTCACCAATATCATCTGTATCAAATGTATGTGATCCACCTAATGATATTGCTTGTGAATTTACAGTTACACTTGAATTAGCTAATTTAGCATTTGCAATAGAACCAGCTAACATAGCATTTGTTACACCACTAGCTTTTACTCTTAGTGCATCTGAATTAATTTCTATAGAGGAATCATCTACACCTACAGCTAATGTAACATCGCCTGAAGTTCCACCACCTGTTAAACCATCTCCTGCTACAACTGAAGTTATATCAGCACTATTTGTATTAGCTATTGTAAGTGTCCCAGCAGCATCATCATAAGTAAGACTTATATTTGCACCTGCTGTTAGTAAAGCATTTACTTGATCGTCTACCCTTTCATTTGTAAAGTATTTATTACTTGATCCTTCAGTTAAATTATCTGTTGTTTTAGTTGCAAGTCTTGTATCAAACCTAGAGTCAACTCTAGCATTTGTAAAATATAGATTACTAGAACCTTCACCTATATCATCTGTATCTAAAGTTATGTTTGCAGTTCCATCAAAAGATACTCCTGATATTGTTCTAGCTGTAGCTAGAGCAGTTGCAGTAGAAGCATTACCAACTAATGAAGCTGTTACTTGATTAAATACTACATTATCTGAAGTGCCTACAGGTTGTCCTATTGCAAAAGTAACACCATTACCTGAAGCTGTTGATGTAACACCTGTACCACCTAATAGTGATAAAGTTTCTGAATCAAGATCAATAGCAATAGTAGAAGAACCATCTGATATATCTAGGTCTTGTGCTGTTACCTGACTATCAACATACGCCTTTATTGATTGTTGAGTTGCTAATGCAGTTGCAGAGTTGCTGCTTAAATTATCTTCATCTAGTATTGCTGTTACTGTTGATCCTGAACTAAAACTAAATGATGTTATACCATTAACAGTACCAGCATTTATATCTACAGTATTATCAGCATTAATGCTAAATGGCATTGTTATCCAAGCATTGTTACTTGTGTTTCTTAATTTAAGCACATCGTTTGTAGTGTCAATCCACCACTCATAAGCAAATGTAGTTGATGGTTCGTTATCTCCACTATTATTAGTTGCAATAGCATTTAAAGCATTGTTTAAGTCTGCTCTAAAGTTTGCACCTGTTTGGTTAGCTATGTTGTAATCGTGTTGAGCCATATTCTAATCCTCTTGTATATATTAAATCATTCAGGTATTGATGGAAATATTACATCATCAATTTTATCTGCTTGATTGTATGTTTGTGGTAAATCTCTTAATTCTTGTCTATATTGTTTATATTTAATTTTAAATGTTTCAGGTACATCTTCTAATTGTGTCCAATCACATTCAAGTAATAATCTATTTCTTGCGTTTCTTACATTAATCCAAAAATCAACAATCTGTTCTATAGGTTCATTGTTTATGATTTTATATTCATCAATCTTGTAAATACCTTCAATTACAGACTCGTCATTGTTTAGTATTAACAAATTAAGTTCAGAATTAGTTGTTCCATTAGAAACAATATCACCTGTTGCTGTTTTATATATTGTGTAATCTGTATATTTCATCATTGTGTATTATCTATAAAAACATATAAACTTAAATATGTGCTTCTATGTTTTGTTACAAATCTAACACGCCAGTTTACAGTTGTCGCACTTGATCCTAATCCTGTTATATCGCCACTATAAACAAAAACATAAGTTCTAAATGTTCCTGCATCCATGTCTATATCTTGAATACCACCTGCTGCTTGTATAAAAGTAGTGCCACCATCAACAGAATATTCTACAAATATACCTGTATTATCACCAAGAACACCTGTAAATATAGCTTGATACTTTGCGTTGTTTCTAACATTACTAACTGATAATGGTAAAAAATTACCTGTAGTTTGTGTTTGCTGTTTAAAGTCTGTAGAAGCTCTTTGAAAAGCACTTCCAAAAACTGATAAAGGAACTGTTGATCCTGTATGTGAAACTATATCTGCTGAAACATTTGCAAAGTGTTTTACATCTAAAGTATCAACATTAATTCTTGCAGAATCTAAAGTATCAGTAGTTATACTGTTAGCACTTAAATTAGATACCTTTGCATCTGTAACAGCATCATCTGCTATTTGTGTTGTACCTACTCCACCTGATTTAATTATTAAATTACCACTACCATCTGTATCAATAGTAACATCATCAATCTGCAATCTGTTTGCATTAATTGTACCAGTATCTATATTACTTCCTGATATAGAGGTTGATCCATCTGTAAGATTTGAACTTACAATTATGCCACCAGCACTAATTACACCTGATACATCTATTCTAGCTGCTGCTACAGTACCAGTCGTTATAGCACCACCACTAATAGCTGTAACATTCGAATTAACTTGACCGCCATTAATAAAAGAAGAATCATTAGTAAGATCAGAAATGTTGTCACCTTGTACTACTATATTACCTGCAGAGATTATTGTTGATGCTGATACTGCTCCTGTACCACCTGCAACTGATTGAACTGGTGCTGCTGAAGCTGCTCCTGAAGCATCTACAAAACCTGAATTATTAGTAAGATCAGAAATGTTATCATTTTGTACGATAATATTACCTGTACTGATAATATCTGAAACATTTAGTCTTGCTGTAGCTATAGTACCAGCATTTATTTTTTCAGCACTTAAATCATTAATTTTTGCATTTGTTATTTGTGCATCGCCTATTTTAACTGTTGTTATTGCACCATCATTTATTTTATCGGTAATAATAGCTGCATCTCTTACATCCCCTGTAACTACTGGTTCTTGACCAATAGTAAATGTAAGTGTAGCTGGTGAAGATTCTGAACCTAAAACATTTAAAGAGCTTACACTTGCTACATAGTTTGTATCTTTAGGAACAAATATTAAATCACAATTCGTTACATCAACAATTTTGTTTACGACTTGATTACCTGAAGAATCTACAACATTTACTCTATACTGATAATCAGGAAAATCTGTTGGCTCATTCCAACTTAAAAAAGGTCGACCTGTAGAGCTAGAGTCAGTATCAGTAAATGATAAACCTGTAGGTGCTTTTACTGCGAAAGCAGATGGTAAATTTGCTAGTTCTTCTAATGGTTCTTGTGCTGGTACTTCCCAAGTATATACATCAAAATATTCAATAAGACTTACAGATACCAAACCATCTGACTGAAGCTCTAATGCTTCAACTCTACACACCTTACTACTAAATCCTAAACCAGCATAAGTAAAATCTACAATATCTCCAACATTAAGTTTATACATTTCAGGAGTACCTAAAAACTGTATAGTAGTTTGATTTCTGCTTCTTGTAAGAATTGCTTTACCCATATTATGAGCAATATATGGATCAGTTATAAGAGGAAACTCTGCTTTTACTTCTAATTCTTCACCACCATCATCTGAAGTAAAATCACTAGCATCTGTTGTAGCTGAATGTAAAACTGTTGCTGTATCTAATTCATATTTTTTATTAGCATTAAAAAATTCAACTATTACTTTATTAGCTCTTTGATCCTTATTTCCATAATCAACTGCAATACCTGCTTCTGCTATAACATGATCGTCTGTTATTGAAAATGTTGAAGAACCTGTATCTTCAATCTCTAGCTCATATTTACCATCAACATATAAAAAAATACCTCGCATATTAGCAAGTAATTCTTTTGCATTGTCCATAACATTTTTATTAGCATCTATTACACCATTACAATGAAATCTTTTTACCTTTAGTAAATATGTACCTGTATTAGAAGAATAATCTGCATCTAATGTTTCATCTACAAAAACATTGTAAACTTCACTAGCATCATAAAATTCATCTCTTCTAACATCTTTGATATTAACATCATTTAAGATTGTAGAACCTGAAGAATTAACTAGAGTTATATGCTCTCCGATTTTATTTTGAAACCAATCTCTATTAGCGTTAGCACCTAAGACACTAATAAAGTCATTACCATTAGCACCACTCCATGTTATTGATTGTGATGAGCCATTATGAAATGGGGGATCAACTAAAGTATCAGCAGTATTTGCAGCAGTAGTAAATGTTGATGTATTTACTTTAGCAATAGGTAAACCTTTACCATATTCATCATTTGTTATGTAATCTAAAAAACATAAAGCTGGATTATCAGACCATTTATAGGTTGATACATTTCCAAATGTTTGAGAAGCATCCCTAGGATCAAAAACTTTTTTGCCTTTAACTTGTACTGTTAATTGTGGTACTCCTGACCACATACCCTCTTTATCAAAACCATAATGAGCAGCTATATAACAAACGCCATTTAACTTATGTGCTGAAGTCCAGTTTGGCATAGAAGCAACAAGCATAGGATCAGCAGTTTGCGTAGCTGCTCCATGATGTAGATTCATAACATATCTATATTTAGCAGTAGGACTTGTCCCAAAAGTACCACCTGCAAGATTCAAACTATTAGTACCATTTTGTGAAACTGAATTTAATGAACCATTGCCTGAACTTATTTTATCTGTACCTATATAACCACCATTTCTAAATCTAGCAGAATCAGTCAATGGATTGCCATCAAGCTCTATCGATCTTCCAATAATTTCTTCACATTCACCTACAGCTAAAGCATAAACAACATATAAGTCTCTTGAATCATTTGCACTTGTGTCCATATAGATAATTTGTGTACCAACTCTTCTAGTACCATATATGATTGGAATTTTGCCACCAGCAGATGTTTTATTTGCAAGTATATCCTGACCTTTTGCCAACATTTGCCTTGCCATCATAAAACCCTTCACGCCAACAGTAAGCGTTACAATAGCACCAATTATTTTTATAGCCTTAAAAGCCTTGGATGCTTTTACTGCTGCAACAAACCATTTAATACCACTAAGTAAACCCACTAAGCACCCCACCTAACATCTTCTTTGACTTGTGTAGCGAACTCCATACCTTTATCACCACTACTAAATGCTTGTTGTGATTCATCTGAAAAATGCCTACCTTTCGTTAAATTCCAATTTGACCAATGTGAAGCAACAACAAGAGTTAGAGTAGAATCATCTATATTTTCTTTTATAGATACATTTCTAATATTACCAGTAAAATAATTTATAGCTCCTACAATACTTTCGTTTGTATCAAAATAAGCTAAGTGTATTTCAACCTCTTTATCTGTAAATGCACCTGATTGTACTAGTGATCTAACCTGATCTGTTATATTAGAAAAAGCTATATTTACTTCATCTACTTGTAATTGTCCTGTTTCAGCAGTTGCATCTACAGTAAGAAAAGAACCACCTGCTTCATAAGTATTAGAATCAAAAACAACATTAGTGTAATAATCTGTCAATCTGACTGTTGATGATAAATCAAGCTCTACTAGAAAAGCTGTTTTAGTAGCTGAAGCTGATACTTGATTTTGTAAAGCAGTTGATAAACTTCTTGGCATTAGGTTATAACCTCTCTAACATCAAATGAAATAGTATATAAACCACTTGCATCTGTTGAATACATAATTTCATCACTTTGCAGATATACAGTAAAACTAGGTTTATTTACAGTAACAGCTTCATTATCAGCTAGAGTTGTTACAAGATTTGGTGATATTAATACAGTTAATGCACCTGATCCATCTGAATCAATATCACTTTGTACCATATAAACTTTAGTATGATTTGCAAACTTAATAAGATCACCAGCTTTTAATGCTCCTGTAGTATTTGCAGTAAATCCATCTAATGCTATTGAATCATCTGAAGCAGTATGTGAACCTGCAACTAATATATCTGTTTCACCTTTTGATGCTCCTAAATTATCTAAAGGTGCTTGTATTGTAAAATTTTCAAAAGAACCTTTTTGTTTTTGTAAAAAAGCAAATACTTCCATAGCTTTCTCTTGTTGCATAGGTGGCATAGATGCTGTAAATGAAAAGTATTGTGATCCTATTTGTCTTACTTGTTTTTTACCTGAAAGTGTTTGATTTGTTAGAGTAGGTCTATTGTCTTGAAAGTTTAAGGCTCTAAATAATGGATTTGTTGGAAAAGCACCTGACATTAGACAATACCCATCTTACCTTGATTGTTCATAGCATTATTAATAATAGTTGTTATCAAACCTTTTCTTGAAGCTAACAGTTGATCGAATCCTGCTGCATCTACAGTAGAGATAT